AAGTGAATTAATCAAGTATGATATTCCATTACCTAATCCCTTAATTGCATCTTCTGGTAATTTTTGACCTAATGCAATATCAACTGCTCCTCCCATCAATGCACCAATACCAAAAGGAATATCCTTAAGAACTTTAGCTGCGTTTGTTAGTGCCTTATATGGATTTGGTAGTTTCTTAAGTTTTTCGTCCCTTTCTGCTATTTTTTTATTTCTATTTTTAATTTCATCATCAGTTGGTTTTTCTGATAACTTAGGTATTGGAAATAAATTAAACCAAGGATTATTCTGTTCTCCTTCAATATCAGTTCTTACTGATGGGTCTGGATATAATTCGCGTATTTTTTTCTTTCCGCCAACGTTTTTACCCGGTTGAGATGCTTGTGGTTTTATCTTTGGTGGTTTTCTTCTGGATGCTCTGATTGTTCTCTTTGGTGCTCCTTGAGGTCTTCCACCTTTTGTTACGGGTCCACCTGCTTGTTTTCTTTGAACATTTCCCTGTGATTTTTTATTTTCAAATAAAATTTCATAAAGTTTTCCTGCGAGTTCAGCACCAGCAAAACCACCAATAAAAGTTCCAAATCCAGGAAGAATTAATGAACCAACAGCACCAAGAAGTAAAGTTCCAACTCCACGGAATGCTGCTTTACCTACTGGTTCTCCAAGAGCCCAAGATAAACCAAATTCAACTAATGCTCCAATAACAGGTAATCTTGATAATGGACCCTTTGCAAGTTTTAAAAGTTGTCTAGTCGCTTGTTTACCTACAACTGCTTGTGTTGCTTTTGTAGCACCAATTCTGGATGCTTGTGCAGTTCTTTGTACAATACCTTTTGTCGCTGCTCTTTTTGCTACTTCTCCTGTTGTTTTTTTCGCTGCTTCTTTCGCTGCTTGTTTAGTTGATACGCCTGCTGCTTTATTGAATGAGTTAATAGCACCCGTGAGTGCCAAACCACCAATCAAAACATAATTAATATACTCATTCAGTTTGCCTGATAACTTATCAAAGTCTTGTTGTGCTTTTTCTCCACCAATGCTTTTTGCAATGTCTCTTACCTTATCATAAGCATCATATCCTCTTTCAATGAAACTAACGAAAGAACCGAGAAGAACCTTAAAAATATTTTCAGCAACACCATAAACACCACCAATAACTTTTACAATTCCAATCAACTTTGGAAGTTGGTCTTGGAATTTAGTAAATAACCATCCAAGAGCAGTAAAGAATAAGAACCTCTTAATTCTATCCAGGAAACTCATTCCAGGAACATTAAGACCTGGTAAGTTAAATTTCTTTGCTTCTTTTGGTGCCTCTAGTTTTTCTTCTTCTTTCTTATAGTCTTCTTTTTCTTTTTCTCTTCTCTTAGTTTCTGCTTTTTTCTTTGAAACTATTAAGTCTGTACCTAAGAATTTTTCAACCTTAATAAGTTTATTATTAACATCTACGGTATCTTGTTCACTTCTCTCTCCAATTAATCCTTTGGTGATTGAAGTGGTCTTTTTGGAAATTTTAATAGGACTAATAAAACTACCCTTTCCAATCTTAGTGATTGCTGTTGATTTTGTCGAGGGTAGTAATTTTGATGGGTCTGTGATTTTCGCCATTGTACTATCCTACTATTCCGTACATACTTGCATTTTCTTGTTGCTGTCTCATTCCACTTGCAGAGACTGCAGAGAAAACAGGAGCTCTTGAACCTGCACCTGAAGAATTACCAGGATTACCAACTCCTGATGTTGATTGTGTGATTGGTGGTAGTGTAATCATACCACCCATACCAGCAGCACCCCCTCTAGAAAGTGGAGTAATATTTGGTACATTTTTAGAACGATATCCTAATTTTGCCGGATTAGAGTCCGGATCAGTCATTGCAACTATCTTATCAATTAAAGTAATTGCTCCACTTTGAACAGCACCTTTGGGAATAATATAATGATGTTCACCAGGTTCTAATGCAACCAATTGTCTATCTGCAGTCGCTCCAGGAATATCAATTCCAGTGCTTTCGGTAATCTTTCTGCGAACTGCACCACCACCTTGTTTCTTAGGTATCATATTTCCTCTATAGTCAGTTGCACCACTTCCTTTAAAGTTCCTCCAAACTCCACCGGATCCAAAGTGCTTTAACAAGAATGCTTCATCTCCAATTGCCCTCAGTGCCTCTGGATTTGCTCCAGACATCTGACCTTGTTTATAAGTTTTCTCTAAAGCCTCTACTTCTCCACCACCTTGCTTCTTTTGCATCATTCTAGACGCACCACCAAACCATCCAAACTTATCATACCAAGGCCTCTTATCAATTAATTTCTGTTGATTTACCTTTGGGTCTGTTTTTGGTTTGGGTGAATATTTTTTAACTAATGTATTAATAATCGGCGCATAATATTGCTGCCTCTTAACCCTATCATCATAATGATTTATTTGACTAGGTTTAGTTGCTGATGGATTATTAACTGCTCTAGATACCTGAAAAGCATCATTCCAATCAGTAACATTAGGTCTAACTCTAGTCTTCCAATAATCTATAGTTGCTTTTGCTGCTAAGTCCGGTTTCGATAAAAGTAAGTCTGGATTTGAAAGTAAATCAACACCAACTTTATCGCCAAACTTTTTGTAGTTATAATCGTGAGTTAATTGAATATAACCTCTACCGTGATACGCATCGCCTCCACTATATTCCATTCCCTTACCACGACCAAGTTCTCTGTTCCATTTAAATCCACCAGTTTCATGAGAAGTTTGTGCTAGTAATGCAGCAAGTTCTCTTCCTTTAATACCGGCAGATAATGCTTCTCTAATGAGAGGCATTTCTCCAAATTGCGGGGTTCCACTTGGATAATTACCTCCACCACCAACCATTCCACCACTTTGGAACTTTTGGAGAACCATACCACCAACTGAAGCAGTTTGAATTTTACCCATCTTGGGTTTATTCGCACCAGGACCACCATACTGTCTATTCAATCCAAGAAAAGTTTCTGCACCGACAGCATCAACTGTCTTTTTATTCATAACAATCTCACCTGGTTGAGCAACAATCATTTGGGTATCGGGACCAAATCCAGATACTTTCTGTCCGGTGCCTCCATCTATACCATTATATCCAGTTTCAGGAGTAATTCCTCCTCCAATGAATTTTAAAATTGGTCCACCGTTAGTAGCACCTTGCAATAAACCAAAAGGTGTTGTTGGTCCCATATCACCAACACCGCCAACACCCTGAACTCCTAGTCCCTTTCCAGTCTGTGCTCTTGCTTTATTTTCTGCTTGAACGGGAGCTGCTTTTCTTTGACCAGTAACTTCATTCGCCGCGGCTGCTAGACCAACTGCAGCTGCTGGAACAGCAAACCAAGGATTTAATGCTAAACCTTTAACTGCACTTGCAATTCTCGGTATTAACTTAACCAGTCTTCCAGTAAAAAATCCAACAATACTCAAAGTTTTTCTAACAAATGAACCAAAAGGAGTAAAGAATAAAATTGCAGCACCTAATAAAGTAGGCCACCAATCCTTTAAGAACCTACCCAGAACTTCTATTTTCTTCTTATTTTTTGGATCACCCAACCATTGCATTAACTGAGTAAATGCTCTACCCAGTAAAGTAAAGAATATAAATCTCCAAATACGATCTATAATACTTTGAAATGGTGCAAGCATTTTCTTTGCTGCACCAGAGACTGCTGATATACCTTTTCTAAATCCCTCTAAACCTTCTTCTCTTTTAGTTCTTCTTTGAGTTTCTTTTTCTTTTCTATCAGTTTCTGATTGCTTTTTATCAAACTTAAATTTTGAAGATAGGATTCCTAGAATAGAATCTAAAGTCTTCTTAATTTGATCAAATCGACTTACTCTCTCTTCTTTCTTTTCGGTAACGTCTTTTACATTAACTGGAATAATACTTTGTGGTACTATTTTTGCAGTCTTTGCCTTTACAATCGCACCAGTTTTTGGTCCAACACTTCCTGGTGAAGCACTAGGACCAACACCAGTAGCAGAAACTTTTGTTTTTGCTTCTTTAATTTTAATTCTTGTTCCTTTATCTTTTACTCTACGAACTCTTTTTAATTCTTCTCTTAAAAGTTCGTCTTCTTCTCTTGGTAATTCTTTTCCAGCAAGTCTTGCGATTGCTAATTTCTTTTTTAAGATTTCAAAGTAAGTTTGATAATCTATTTCCGCACCAGGTTTTAATCCAAGTAACCTTAAAATTACCTCATCAATTGTTTCGGTTTTTGCTTTGGTACTTGGATTACTGACCATTTGCTCTTTGTTGTGCTTTTAGTTCTTCTTCTTCTATATGCTGCTTCAATAAAATAGTGTAAATGTCTCTTTCAAAAGGTATCATATTTTCAATTTCAGTAAGACTCCATTTATGATACTGCATCAAGGCAAAGTTTAACTTGAAGTAATTCTCCAAGTCCATATGAGACATTCCTATGCGAAAAAACTAGATAATCCCTCCAGTACTACTTCACTTTCAACCTCAGTATTTGGATTTTTAACTTGAATTGTATGAGAAAGTCTAGGCATTGTTTCAAAGAACTTTTCAATATCCTTGAACTGTGTGGAGTTCATTTGCTCTAGAAACTCTAATAGTTCTTTTTTGGATACATCACCAGTAGCCCAAACTTCTTCATCAGTGTAAATCTTATCAATACAAGAAGCAATCAAGTCAAATGATTGATCCATTGTATTACCAGCAGATAAATCAAAGTTACTCTTAATAAACTGATCAAGTGATGGATACTTCATTTCCATCATAATAGAATCATCAACCTTGATTTGCTTGTTGTGATCAGGATTCTTTTGAACCTTGATATTATCAACATTGATTTTCACAGGAACGGTAGTTTCATCATCATCAGGACAGATAATGTTGACTTCAATTTCTTCACCAACAGATTTTCCACGAATATTCAAGAACAGATATTCAATATCAAATGTAGGAAGTGTTTCCACCTTTACATTTTTAGTTTCAATACAGTTTTTGATAACTGTTTTAATCGCAGTAGTAATCTGTTTAGTGTCTTCTGATTCTAATGCTAGGACCAAAAGTTTCTCTTCCTTTACCAAGAAGGGACGATATTTGATTGGTTGTCCAGTTGATGGTAATTCAAGTTCATATGTTGGCGTAGCAATCTTTGGTAATACCATTTTAAAATTCAAGTAATACTATCTGGTATATTTATTACCCAAAGAATCATTTAAAATAGTTCAAAATTAGACGTAGTATTATTGTTAATATTAGTATTGCTACTATTACTATTATTACTATTAAAGCGAGCACCAGTTCCTGCACTCTTATTATAAGAATCTACAGGAACTGTTTGATTTGATACTCTTACCAAATCTTGAGATTCAACATTATCTCTTCCACCTAAAACAAATCCTCCAGTTGGTTGTCCAGATGAGGTAGGAGGAACACCAGGTGCAGTTCTCGGAGAATCGAATGGAGATCCTGAGAAATCTGGAATGCCAGGAGCAGGTCCACCAAATTGGGCATTTTCAAATCCAGGAATATTTGGAATTGTTGGTGGAACATTTGGATTTCCTATTGAAGGAAGACCTGGTATTGGAACAGGTCCTGGTTCAGATTGAGCATTAGTTCCCACTGTTCTCCTCACATAACGAATATAGGTAAAGGATACTGTACATTTCAAAAGTTGTGAAGCATCATAAGAAACAGGCATCGATGTAATACTGATTGGATATGCTCGCAAAAACCTATATTCCATTGCAGATTTAACATCTCTTTCAAATTTAGTTATGTATAAATCATCCGTTTGGTATTCATCAGGAAAATTAAATCGATAAAAATAATTTCTATTGCTTAATAGTACTTGATTATCTTCTTTTCCACAATAAGAAATCCAACTTTCAAAAAAGTTTATAATTCTATAGTCTTTGTCGACATAGAATGTGAAATCTACTCTATCGTCAAATTGTCTTCTATATGCATGTCTTTCAGTCACTCCAGTATGATCATCATTGATCTCATTGGTCATTAATGACGATCCTGGCAAAGATGCTTCAGTACAAGAAAGTTCAATAAGATCTTGATTTCTTCTAATTAAATAATTAGACCCTGGGAATGCTCTTTCCCGTGAAGCAAAATATCCTTCAGCAGGGCCAGGAGGTTTAAACTTACAGATATAATGAGATGTTAAAGCAGGATTTAATAGTGTTGCTTTAACTTTAAAATTATCTACTATAGATACGGACGGACCACCACTTGAAGCCGTAGACCCTCCACTAGAAGTTCCAGGATTAGAGGAAGTTTGTGTAGGAACTCCTGGTGCAGGAGTTGGACCCAATGGATTTGAATCTAAACCAGGAAGTCCAGGTACACTCGGATCAGTACCAAATTCTGGATTTTCTGGAAAAAAAGGAAATGTTGGTATTGGTAGACGAGTCATCTATAAATAGATTTACTTATATATTATGTATGCTTAAAAATGGGAGAGAGTATAAAGAGTATCTATAAGCCATCTCATCCAGAAAAATATCAAGGTAATCCGAATAATATAATCTGTAGAAGTAGTTGGGAAAGAAAGTTTTGTTATTACTGTGACCATAATCCAGATATAATTTCTTGGGCGTCGGAAGAATTTTGTATCAGTTATGTGTCACCAGTAGACAATCGCATTCATAGATACTTTCCAGATTATCTTATTAAGGTAAAAGAACAATCTGGGAAAATAAAGACTTATGTAATTGAGGTTAAACCAAAGAAGCAGACTGTTCCTCCACAGAAAAAGTCAAGAGTAACTAAGACTTACTTGAATGAGTGTAGAACTTATGCAGTCAATCAAGCAAAGTGGAAAGCAGCAGAAGAATGGTGCGCGGATAGACTCCTAGAATTTAAAATTATTACTGAAGAAGATTTGTTTTAGAGGTCTAAATAGTTAGAAAGTCTATAATGGCGGAATCAACCCCATATCTTCTTCCGAATACTCAAGGAAGATACGTTACAGTACCTGTTACAAATACAAGTGGAGAAGTCTATCGTATAAATGACGATGGAACTAGGACAATTTACGCTGATTATTTTGTAGAAAACGGTAACACTGTCCTTGATGCATCAACGTTTGCATCACAAGAATTTCAAAGAAACGTAGCAGAAGGTTCTCAGGGGTATAGACAGACTATTGGTAATTCCATAATTCAAGCAACTGGTGGTACAACTCCACAGTCGCAAACACCAAACCCAGATCAGCAAGGTGGTTCATCACCAGTCTCTACACCGGGTGGAACTCCTAATTCAGCAGTAAATCCTATGATGCTATATTATCCTAATGATATTGCATCAACTAAACAGGATATAATTACATTTCAAGCACATAGATATCAATCTGGAGGTAGGCTCGGCGGTTCAGATTTTGAATTAAGTGGAGTCCAGTACATACCTCTCGATCCCGTCGTTGCTTTACCTATCCAATCATCAATTACCGATCAAAATTCAGTTGGATGGGAACCAGACACATTAAATCCAATTGAAGTTCAAGCTGCTTTATTATCATCTGCAGTAATGAAAGCAGGATCAGGTAGAGACGTAACGGCGGCCGCATCAGAAAAAATCACTGAGGCATTAAATGCTGCCCGACAAAGTTCAGAAGAGGTAAGAACTTACTTAGTCGGCCAAGCAATTGGCGTTAATAACTTACTTTCAAGATTAAATGGTAAAGTTCTTAATCCAAACTTAGAACTCTTGTTCCAAGGACCACAATTAAGACCTTTTAGTTTTACATTTAAAATGTCTCCAAGAAATAGTGAAGAGGCAAAGGCCGTAAAGGAAATTATAAAATTCTTTAAAAAGAATATGGCTGTAGTGAAAGAAGAAAGTAATCTATTCTTAAGAACACCTAATGTTTTTAAAATAAAGTACTTATATGGACCTAATCGTGAAATACATCCAGCAATAAATCTAATTAAAATGTGTGCTCTGACTAATTGTTCGGTTGACTATACTCCACTTGGAACTTATGCAACTTATAATGAAGGTACAATGGTTGCATATAATATATCATTATCATTCCAAGAACTTACTCCGATTTACGATAAAGATTATGATACATTCAACTATGGTGTTGGCGATCCAGTATCAAACCATCCAATAGGAGCATAAAATGGCGAAACCTTATTTCAGACAAATACCAAATTTTGAATACGTCAGCAGAAATTCTGGAGAACAGAACATTTCAGATTATGTTCCTGTCAAAAATCTATTCAAACGTGCGAAACTAAGAGAAGATATTTTTGGTGACCTGAACTTTTTTGAAAAGTATTCAATCATCGGAGACGAAAGACCCGATAACGTTGCTTTTAAATATTACAATGATGACACTTTAGACTGGGTGGTTCTTATATCAAACAATATTCTGAATATCCAATCAGAATGGCCTATGACTCAGAGAACCTTTGATAAAGTAATGCTTGAAAAATATGATTCTTATGAGAACTTATATTCTGGAATACGTGAATATGAAACCGAAGAGATACGTGATTCCTTAGGTTCTATTGTCTTAAAATCAGGTATTAAAGTTCCACCAGACTGGAAAACCAATGGTAACTTTGTAGAGATCAGTAATTCATCTATTCTTTTCATTTCTTCTGGTGATGGTGTTACTCCATCAACCACAGTAAATGTAGCAACTATAAATGGTATTATAGATCTTGAAGTTGGTAGTGAAGTAATTATTGATGGAGTTTCTGAAGTTGAATATAATGGAAGGTTTGTAGTTACTAGTATTACTGCGTCCTCGGGAAATATTGCTTTCAACTTTACATTCGAACTAGCATCAGTACCAAACATAGCAACACCAACACTATCAACTTTAAGAACAGAATTGATTAGTTATGTTCTTCCTGAGACATCAGAAACTCGCGGAAATTCCTATTACTATGAGTTTTGGGATTCTGGTCTAGGAAATACAGTTTTAGTTCCATCTTCAGATTTTGTAAGACCTATTACAAACTACGAGTATGAATCTGAAATTGAAGAAAATAAGAGAAACATTTATATTTTAAAACCAAGATACTTAAATATATTCTATAATGACCTTGATGATATTATGACTTACAAAAAAGGTAGCACTCAGTTTGTGAGTACTACCTTAAAGAGGGGAGATAATATCAGACTTTATATTTGATCAATCTTCAGCAAGTTTTTGGAAGTATGATAGTGCATCATCATCGTCATCATCATCCTGAGAAATCTTAGGAAGTGATGGTGACTTAGCACGACTATAGGACTCTTCCAGTTCTTCCATTACTCGCTCCTCACGACTTGAAGATTGAGTATAGGACTCATGTTCATCCTCTTGCTCCATTACAGCGCGAGACTGAGCAGGAGATGAAGTCTTACTTAGTCCTAGAACATAGTTCATACGACGCTCAAGGTCTTCGTATGACTTGAACTGGTCTGCAGCAGTAATTGCAGTAAGTGAATACTCTTTCTTCCAGAGGGCTTCCAGAGCATCGTCATCATCCAGGAGTGGTGCAACGCGATCAAATTCTGATTTGTCGTAGTTCCAGTAACCATCTTTCTTTACGATCTTGAGTTTGAAGTTAGCACCCTGCCAGAAATCAAAAGGATTGATTGGATCTTCATCATCAAACTCAGGTTGCATAGCATTTAGAATCTTGTCAAAGATTTTTTTACCATACTTGAAGAGGAATACTTTACCTTCGTTCTGCGGATTCGCAGGATCTTTTACAACATAAATGTTAGAATAGTAAGACAGTTTGCGCTTTTGCTTACGTACAGTTTCTTTATCTTGCTCACTACCACTGTTCCACAGACCACGATTGAATTCGCTTACTGGGTCTTTTTGACCAAGAGTAGTCAGACTGTTCTCAATATACCAACCACCAGCACCTTGGAAGGCATGGGTATACATCTTTGCCCAAGGAACATCCTCACCATCGGGAGCAGGAAGAAAACGGATAACTGCGGAACCCACACCAGTTTTATCCATCTCTGGTTTCCATAGACGCTCATCGGCACCACCAGAAGTAGTGCTCATTTTCTCTACTTGCTTGACTAGTTTTTCGGTTAGAGAACCAAGAGAGGATTGCTTTTTAAGGTTTTGAAATGACATTTGTACCTCGTATTGAGTAAGATTTGGCCTTTGTGTACTTCGTTATTTTACAGGTCTGAACCTGTCTTGTCAATCTGTTCTTTCATGACTTCAAGCATCTTCGACATGTTGTTTAAGATGATGTTCATATCAGTTCCAGGAGGCATACCCATCATAACAGCAGAATCAACGATACGTTCCTTCATCTCCTTTGCCTCAGGGTCATCGGATAAACTCATTCTAGTATAAAGAACTTTTTGTTTATCCAACAATCTTTCCAAAATTTTTACATGCTCAAGTTTTTCTTCCCTGGACATTGCAGGAAATTTAAAAACGTTCGAATAAACTTCTTCCTGCAAATCGGTGATTTCTGCCATCTCAGCGCGGACGACTTCGGAATCAAAGAAACTCATTTGTCTCCTAGAACTAATTGTTTTAAAATTTTGCGATAACGCAGTACATCTATATGTAGGAAGGGTTCGTATTTTTTAATTCTACGACTTACGGTTTCCCACACAGGGTCTTTGAGTTTCTTATCAAACTTATTCCCGAACAGGAATATCTTGTTGTAAATGACTAGAGTTTCTATACTAATTTTACCAACAAGGAATTTTTTTAGAAGAGGTGGATGTCCCTTAGAACAGTTGAAAACATCTTCAAACTTGTTCTCTTCAAAAAGACTTTCAGATTCTTCCTTAAAAACATAAGAGAGAGATTGTACTTTCTTTTGCCACTTAGTGTACCTATCTTCTCCCTCTTTTATAATCTCACCGATCCAGAGTGTTTCTGGATCATTACACAAAACAAAATTTGCTACAAAAAAGTCTTCGACTTCTTTCTCATCTTTTTGTCTGGACAATTTCTCAAACCAGAATCTGTCCTTACGTTTATAAAAAGATTGAAGACTTGCTCTGGTTTTTTTGTTGTACTTATGATAGTCGTATGAACTCTTAGTAAAATGATTCTTTAATGCCAAATAAGTTTTGTAACATTCAAATGGAGCCATTCAGAATACTAACTTTGCGCGGGACGTTTTCTTGAGGAAATTAAGTTCCATTGCTTCATACTTAATTTTTTCTTTCAATGGTTTAGAAATTAGTTTTGGAACCGACTCTAGATCAATACTATTCTGCTCACAAAAATAAATGATAGCATCAATGTAACTCATTTCAGGATTAACCTGAACAAGACCTTCTATCTCTTGTGCAAACTTTGATGGGCAAAAGAATTTACTTTCTAAAACTTTTTCTAATTCATTTTCCATTTGACCTAAAACTGTTATATGCAAAATTTTAAACGCAAACTTATATTAAGTATATCAGTGTTTTTCTATTCAGTCAATTCACTTAACTTATCATTAACAAATTTTCTAATGTACTCTGTGAGTAGTTTTAGATATTTTTTCTTGTCTCTTTCTTCATAAACTACACAATCACCATCTTCACAAGACATAATGATTACAAACTTTTTAACTACTAGTCCAGTAAGTTCATATAGCATTGCTGCATATGCTGCACACTGAACGAAATATCCATCGATCCAGTCTCTTGGTTTTGGTTGCTTTGATGATTTAAAGTCAATGATGGAGAGTTCACCATCAAATTCTGCTATACAGTCACAAGTACCTGCGATTCCAAGAACTTCGCTATACAATGCCCCCTCAAGAGCGTGAATATTATTTATCCTAGTTAAATCTGGTTTAGCAATTTTAAAAAGATGTTCTGAGATTGGTTGGACTGAAGGGAGTTCTTTATTCAACAAATGATATTCAACAAGAGTATGCATATCGGTTCCCCGACTAGTTGCTCTCTTAGTAATTTTATCTGCCTCTTCTACTCCTACTCTTTTTCTCCATGCATTAAAGAAATCTTTCTTATAATGACTAATAACAGAAGTGATAGAAACTAACTTTTTATTACCCGAAGGTAACTTATAATACCTCACACCATCTACCAGTTCGCGTTCAAGAACTGGTAGATTCAATTCTACATGCTGAAAGGTCATACAATAGTTTCCATTTTTGCAAGAATATATTCTTTTACGAATCCAGAACGAACAATATCATTCACACCAAATTCGACAATATCAATTGACGGCATAGCACGAAGAATCTTCATGAAGTCAATGATTCCATTCTTTTCATTAGTCTTAATCAAATCACTCTGAGTGGCATCTCCACAGAACATAATCTTAGAGTTCTCACCAACACGAGTAATAATAGAATCTAATTCGTGGAAGTTTAGATTCTGGAATTCATCTACGATAATGATAGCATTATCCAGAGTAGTTCCCCGAATAAAAGAAGTACTCCAAAAACTAATCGTGCCTTGAGTTTTAAGATTTCCATAGAGCATTTCAAATGATGCATCATCTGGCATTTCGAACATATACTTTACCATATTCTTGTATGGAATTTGATAAAGAGAAGATTTATCTTCATGGTCTCCAGGAAGGAAACCAATCTCACGAGTAGCAACTAGAGACCTTACAATGTAAATTTTATCATAAGGACTCTTTTCATCTAATACATCCTTAAGAGCATTGTAAAGTGTGATAAAAGTTTTACCTGTACCGGCACACCCATAAGCAACTAAGTGTTTTTCCTTTTTATAGGAATCAAATAATATTTTTTGATTGTCTGTGAGAGGTTCAATATCTCTCATCAAATCCATACTAATTGGTTTCTTTCTTTTCATTTGCTTAGCAGTCATTCCAACGCCAATAGGTTGATCTTCTCTTCTTCTTCTTGCCATATAAAAATTAAATTGGTTTTACTTTTGATCCTGGTGCCTTGCTAGCTTTAGTTAATACGTCATTCCATCCTGGATGAGATTTTTTAAGACGATCATAGATCTCACCAACTTCACCTGATGAGGGGCAAGTTGAAGGATCTGACCAATCTCTGTCCCATTCTGGATTATCTTTTTTCCATTGGTCCCAATCATGAACACTGAGAACAACTTCTTTTTGCTCACCTGTAACTTTATTATAAACTGGATATGTTGCCAATGTTACGCCTCCATTGTATGTAAGGATATTTATTCGATAGTGATGGATGGTGCATCTACACATTCGGAACATCCTTCACGAGTCCAACCAAGTGCAGTAGAAACAGCAGGGAATTGGCAAGTAAAAATACAACGAATCATCTCTGCAATTTCCATATGTTCTTTCTGTGTACCGTGAGCAGAGCGAAGATCAATATAATGAATCCAAGAACGCACAGAACCAGTCATATAGAGTCGTGTAGGAGTTGCTAGAGGTAGTACAAACCTTGCACACTCTTTTGCCACACCCTTCTCTAGAAGGCGGTCGTAGAGTCTCTGAGCGTTCTCAAAATGAACTCTAATGTCCTCCAGTAGAGTCAGTTTTAGATAGTCGGGAATATCATCAATTGAGTTCTGGCGGTTCTTATCATCCTGCCTGCGAAGTTCAGGAAGAGGAATAGATTGATTTAGAAGGTTTGTATCTGCATACCTTTGACTGAACTCTTGGAATGTAAAGGAACGATGCCTCAGTATCTGAGCAGCAATCCCTCTTGTCGTATTAATCTCAACAGTCATTGAGGCTTGCTCAAAGATGCTCCAGTGTTGGTGTTTAATACAATACTTAAGCAATCCACCAAAACTTTCGTTGTCTTGATTCTTTGGGTTACTCACTCTAGCGCAGTATGCCATATGCTTTTCGGCATCTGGAGTAACGCTAATGAGTTTTACTTCGGGTTTCATGAACTCAAATTCATCATACATCGTATTCATCTTCTCCGTCATAAAATACTTCGTCGTAATCAGTTAAAAAGTTTTTAATTTCCTCATATTGAGGGTCCTTAATATCAGAATTAATCTCTTCCTTAAGGCATTCTACCAAAGACTCAAGATTTCTTACAATCAGTTTTAATTTTTCTTGGTCCATTTTTTTATAAACCTTTTCAATGGTAATTATAGACAAAAAAAAGAGGGGAGTCAAGTCCCCTCTAAAAATATTCACTTACTTAACAATAATATTTCAAAATAGATTAAGTAAATGAATGCTACTGATGCGCCTGTAATAGAAGCAATTGTAGCAATCATTTCCCTGCTCCAACATTAGCGAGTTGTGCTTGGTGACGACGTTGCTCTTTTTGCTTCTGCTCTTTAATGAGTTGAAGAACGTTGAGTTTCTGCATCACTTATGCCCATCCTTTACAAACTTAACACCACGATAGGTTTCGTTGTATTGTTGGGGTTGTTGCATCATTTGTTGCTGATACTCCAGACGCTTCTGGGTATCATACTCGATGCCACGATATACTACTTTAGACATTAGGTTTTCTCCTTAGTTTTTTAGGTTAAAGAGCGTTCCTTCAGTCGGCGTTTCCGTCCTCTGTGAGGATGAACGATAATGCGTTCCGCGTCGGCTTACTTCCGTCTGGTATTCCAGATGAACGTAAGGTCATTATAGACCTGTTAATATAGTTAGGCAACTTATTTTGTAACTTATGTTACAATTTATCTCTTAATATAATCTAGTTTATGTTCAGCAGCATAAAGTTGATGAATAATAATATCACAACCTATCTTAGGATTACAATCTCCACAAGTATAAACATCAACTGCTGCTTTACCTTCTTCAGGCCAGGTATGAATACTAATATGACTTTCTGATAATAAACAAATAACAGTGACACCCTGAGGTTCAAACTTTTTTGAAATCGTTTGAACGACAGTTGCACCACTTGCTACTGCTGCATTTTCTAATAAGTCTATAAGATATTTTTCGTCATCCAAAAGGACAAATGAACATCCATATAGGTTTAGTAAATAATGATCACCCATTCTCCTCTGCTTCTTTTAATAGTTCGCTTACATATTTCTCGGTTCCATCCATAGTTTTCACTGCGAACAGAGGAGATTTCATATATTTTTTTACTTTCTTATATTGTTTTAAAAGTTTTTGAACTTCGTCTGTGGAAATTTCAACTCCAACTTTTAATTTATTATCCTGAAATCCTTCACTCATTTTCTTTTCTTTTTCTCGGGTGCTTTATAACCCCAGATCTTGGGGTTAGTTCTTCCATAACCAAAATCAATTTTCTTAACTGCTCCTGGACCAAACTTATCATAGTAAAGGTCAAAGATTCTTACTCTTGTTCCTCTACAAAGATCCATATGAGCATTCCCATCAACTTCATAAATTACAAGATATGCATCATTAGGAAGTGATGGATCTTTAATTTGTTGAAGGGTAGTTTTTTCAAATAAAAGTTCACATCCGTACTTGGGAGGAAGAGATTTCTTTTCTTCTGATGTCCACTCCATTAACACTTCCTCCTTTGCTACAACCGTCCTCACGAACGACCTCCCCAAGTAATATCGGGATATGCTTCCTTCACAGTATCAAGACTGATTTTATATTTATCAGACAATTTCTTGTCTTTTGTGAGAATTAATACTTCTGCTTCTTTGGGATGGAGACCTTGTAGAAGATTGATAAACATCATTTCTCGGCGGATTGTGGTGAGACTATCATTTCCACCTTTTATATAATGATAAAGGTTTTGATACTCTCTGCGTAGTGATGTTTTACCTCTACCATCTAAGTCTTGTCCAGTTGCTGATTCGCCACCAACTGCTTCCATTGATAGGTTTTGGGATAGAGTTCCAGAATAAACAGATTGATCATCAACGTTTCCATAAGGAACTTCTCCACTAGGAAGAAGAGAAATCACTGTTTCATCAAAATTCCAAATAAAAACTGCTTTTAAAGCATCATGTGCATATGTTTTTAGAACTTCTACTTTTCTTGCATTAGTTCTTTGTTTTGAAGCTAGTTCTAAAACTTCAAATACAAAAGGGTTTGTTGGAAGAGTTTCAATGGGTTTTTCAACTGTCCTCTTCGTCTTCGTCGTACTCATAATCGTAATCGTTTTCAAATCTTACTGAGACAATTTCGTCGGGTATTACCTGTCCATTTTCATCAAAAAACTCTGGATGCAAATACGGAGGTCTTGACTCTAGCAAATGCCTGTAGGTTAACCAACCTATTATACCGCCTACCATAAAAAAGAGCAAGGTGAACATTGTTGCAAATGTTACTACGTATGCTGTTTCCATTTTTCTTCTCCAGAGAGTTTATTTTTTCCTGATATCAAAGTGAAATTCTATAAAGAAATGAAACTCTCTACGGAAGAGAGAAATCATTTTACCAAACTTCACTTGAAAAGTCTTTGGTGTTAATTCTCTCTTCCTCCTATTTCTAAGTAATAACTCAACACCCCGATTAATCTGGGGTTCAAAATTATTTAGTTTGTTTCTTTCGTCGCCCTGGTCTCTTGTCATGATTATATCTCCAGGCATCCTCAAGAATGGCGTAAAGGTAATTTCTTATTTTTCTTGCTTGTGGTTTTGGGATATGTCCATATCCCTCACGAAGTTGTTTATGAATCTCATCAGAACCACCTTCAAGATAATCATCAAGATCCATTACTAAACTACTAAGTTCATTTGCGGTAGAACTTTCAATGAATTCTTCAACTTCGTATTTCTTAGTACCACGAATTTTCAGATAGTCATAGAATTTCAAAACGAACTGTCCATTAAAAGCATAATCAATTGCCTTTTCAACATCATTATAGACTTCGTGGAGTGTGCTATGCATTAGACTAGATTTTGTTCCTTTAGATATTGAACGGTATCGGTACAACCACCAATATGTTTATCGTTTACAATTACCTGAGGGAAAGTAGATCCTTCCCCAAACTCAGAGTAAAATTGATCTCTAGTAAAATCTTCTCCCAATTTATAAACTACATGATCAAGACTTGCTAATTGTAGCACTTGCTGCACTTTATAGCAATATGGGCAACCATCTTTCGAATAAACTGTAAACTTCATATCTCTCTATAAACTGAAAAATTATTTAGTGTTAATTGGAATTCCTTGACCTTCAGGTAACCATACCTGCTGCTGAAGTTCTACTGGAGGTAGTTCTTCTTTTGCCGCAGGCAATCCTTGCTGTCCGGGAAGTTGTTTATCTACAGTTGAAGTTACTGTAATCACTTGGTCCATAATAAACTTTTGTTTTCTGTATGCTCTTTTGTGTGGGTCAAACTGGACCATCATAAGTGCATCAGATTCTTCTCCACAATGAGCAAGTACTCTACCTGTAGTTTTGTCAGTCACCACCCAATAATCATACATTCTTTTTCTTCTGACTTTTCGTATTATAAGTGTCTTTTGCTGGTCTGTAAAGATTTGGAAAAGTGTCTCTAATTATTTCAGCAAGTTTGTAAGGTGTTTCTGAAGTAATCATTTCAATATCTTAATGGGGTGTAGTCAATGTCTTCTAGAATTGTCTCCAACATTGTACCATACTCTTTGAATCTTTTGTCACCAGCAATAAAACATCTTTGACGCATCCATACAGCATCAGCAAGAAGTTTAATCTGTTCCTCTGTAAGTGTTAGAGTTTTCATTTTAGTTTTGCAACTTTCCTATGTATAAGTTTAACAGTCTTGTATTAAAGACATAAGGAACATAAAGAATCCAAATGCTGTGAAGAGTGTGAGAATAAGAAGCATAAAAAAAGGAGTTCGGAGAACTCCTTATATTTATTTTTAGAGTGCGTTACCCCTAGGTAGAACTTCCTCTGGGAACACAAAGTTCTCGTGCGGCTGGTCTACTGGAGCCATCCAAGCACGTAAGCCTTCGTTTAAAAGCACGTTCTTTGTATAGAACGTCTCAAATTCCGGGTCTTCTGCAGCACGAATCTCCTGAGAAACAAAATCGTAAGCACGAAGATTAAGGGCAAGACCAATAATACCGATACTGGAGGTCCAGAGACCCATAACAGGCACAAACAACATAAAGAAATGAAGCCAACGCTTATTGCTAAAAGCAATACCAAAAATCTGAGACCAGAATCGATTAGCAGTAACCATAGAGTAGGTTTCTTCCTCTTGTGTTGGTTCAAATGCTTTGAATGTATTTGATTGCTCGCCATCTTCGTACAGAGTATTTTCTACAGTTGCTCCGTGAATGGCACAAAGCAGTGCTCCTCCTAGTATACCAGCAACTCCCATCATATGAAAGGGGTTGAGGGTCCAGTTATGGAAACCCTGAAGGAACAGCAGGAACCTGAAGATTGCTGCTACACCGAAGGATGGAGCAAAGAACCAACTGGATTGTCCCAGTGGATACATCAAGAATACAGAAACGAATACTGCAATCGGACCAGAGAATGCAATCGCATTATAAGGGCGGATACCTACCAGACGAGCAATCTCGAACTGACGCAGCATGAATCCAATCAGACTAAAGGCCCCGTGGAGTGCCACAAAAGTCCAGAGTCCCCCAAGTTGGCACCACCTGACGAAATCCCCTTGAGACTCAGGACCCCAAAGTAGAAGAAGAGAATGACCCATAGCATCTGCAGGCGTCGAAACAGCTGCTGTGAGGAAATTAGCGCCCTCAAGGTAAGAAGACGCCAACCCGTGGGTGTACCAGCTTGTAACAAACGTTGTGCCAGTAAGCCATCCACCAAGGGCCAAATAAGCAGTGGGAAAAAGAAGTAATCCAGACCAACCCACAAATACAAAGCGATCTCGTTTAAGCCAGTCATCCAGGACATCAAACCATCCTCGTTGTGAAATAGGTTGCGAAA